TAATTAAGTTAATTAATGATGAATTAACAATAGCATGCCAGATTCCATTCACAGTTCCTAAGAAGGAATTAGCAAACATTATACAAAGAGCAAAAAAATATTTTTATAAAATCTATGAAGATAGTGTAGAGCAAATGTATATTGCTTTACCTGCCGGCGCTTTGCATAAATCAGATTTTAAACAAGGTGTTCCTTATGGTAGTGGACAAGATAATGAAACTATCACTAATAAGAAAAATATAAATAATCCAAGAGGCATTGTTCAGATGCCGTCCCGAGTATATTCCGTTAATGATGTTTTTGAAATAGGTGGCTTTAGTGGTGAAGATGGTGGATTTGGTGATTATAGTTTTAATGCTGGCGATGTAGACTTTTCAATTGATAAGTTTATATATAGTGATGTATATGGTGCAGGTATAGGTAGTGAGAACTTAATGTATTATGTTGTTAACTCTTTATTCTTAGATAATACAAGACAAGTTTTATTACCACAAATATCATATACATATAATAGATTAACTAAAAAGTTTAGGTTTCAGGGTGAGCTACCAAAGAATGCTGTTATATTTGAAATCTTTTCAACAATTTCTGATTGTGCATTATTTCAAGATGAAGCTTTTGAAAGATATGTCATTGGACAAGCAAAAATTCAATTGTCTAGAATACTAGGTACATTCTCGTTTAATCTTCCAGGTAACATTACAATTAATTATGACCTAATTCAATCAGAAGGTAGAGAAGAAGTAGATAGAATAGTTGAAGAAATAAAAGGAGATGAAGGTGTTGATTACTTTTTCACTGGATAATTATAATCTGAAAGCTATTAATTTTAAAGAGAATATATAATAAAAAATTAGTGTTCTTTAATGATTAGAGATATTTATAGTAGAGATGTTGAAGATCCTAAGTATAATGATAATACTTTAGAGGTATCTGATTCAATCTCTCAATTAATTTTAAAAATTGAAAATGTTCTTTTTACAAGAACAGGTGATGTTTTAGGGGCACCAAGTATGGGTTGTAATTTGGAAGACTTGTTATTTTCATTTGTTAATAACGAAAGTACAATCCAAAATAAAATTAATAGCCAGATAGCTGCGTATTGTTTACCAGATCTAGCTGGGTATACAATAGATACTCAAGTTACATTCTTTTCAACTGATGAGAGGGATGGCGCTTTTGTAGATATATTTGTAGATGAACAGAGAGTTATAGGAGCTCTTTTTTAAAAAAATAAATTGAATGTCATTTTTTAGTAAAAGTAGAATTAGGGCAACGGAATTATTTTCTGATGCATTCGAATATCTTGGACGTACTTATGACCAGGCCGTAGAAACTTTTACTCCAGCTTCTCCATTTGGTCAAGTATTAACAGTAGTCGCTAACTTAGGTGAATTAATATTCTTTTATATTGAAGCAGTAGCTACAGAATTAAATATATCCCGAGCTAGAAATATTGAATCTATCTACGGATTATCCAGATTAACTGGTCATGATCCTACAAGAAGTATTTCTGCAAGAGGTATAATTGGATTACGATTGAATACAAGTGCGGCTAGCCTCGTCGAAGGAAACTTTGTTCAGATTATGAATGGGTCATCTTTTGAAGTTGGGCAAAATGGTCAAACATATTTTTTAAGATTTAACAGTGACTTCATTAGATTAGAAAAAACTAATAAGCAGTTTGTTAATGTTGAAGTTGTACAAGGAGAACAAGATGAACAGTCATTTACTGGAACAGGCTTACCTTTACAGAGTTATAATTTAACCACAAAAGATCCTACTGATCAATTTTTAGTATCGGTTCATGTAGATGGAGAACTTTGGAAATTAGTTGATTCATTGTATGATATGAATCCTAATGAGAAATGTGCAATGATAAAAAGTAGTGTTAATGGTGGTCTTAGTTGTTTCTTTGGAAACAATCAGTTTGGTAGACCTCCTGCATTAGGAGCTAGGATTAGAATAAGCTATGTTAAAAGTGCTGGCCAAGTAGGTAATATCGGTGGTAAACAATTGGATATTAAATTTTCGGAACCTGGAACAAATCAAGCAGGTGAGCAGGTGGATTTAAATGAAGTTCTTGCAATGAATATTGTAAGGAACCCAATGTTTGGTTCTGATACTGAAAGTCCTGAATTCACAAGGCTAATAGCACCATACCAAAGTAATTCATTTGTTTTAGCTAATCCTAATAATTATATTTACTATTTGAGTAAGTATGACTTCTGGTCTTTCATAGATGCTTATAATACAAAAAATGATGAATACTTAAATGATGATAATATTATTTACTTATTCTTAATACCAGATATAAAGAAAAAAATAACAAGTGACTTAGATTATTTCAGCATACCTGAGAATGAGTTTACAATGACGGCACAGGAAAAAGAAATGACATATGAAATTTTAAACACTAGTGGTAGACAAGTTGTTACAGCAGAGACAAGAATCATAGATCCTATTATTAAAAGATATGCACTCAATGTTGTAATAAGATGGTTTGATAATTTTGATAAAGATGAAATAAGAATTCAAATAAGAAAAAACTTAGATGATTATTTCTTAAATGTAAATAGAAGAGATAGGATTCCTCGTTCGGATATTATTTCAATAATTGAAAACGTAGAAGGTATTGATTCTGTAAATGTATTTTTTATTTCAGAAGAAAATGAAAAGGCAATTAGAGATGGTTTTTATTTTGTGCCTGTCTATGGAACAGATCCTGTTACAGATCAAAGAGTTTTAATTGAAAATAAAAAGATAGTACTTAAGAAAGGTGAAGATCCTAATTTAGGATTAGATAGCTTTGGTGATATTGTTATTGAAAATAATGACTTAGCAATCATAAGAGGTGGTTGGGAAGATAGGAATGGAACTTTTTATGAGCCTATCCCAGAGCAGAATAAAATCAGTTCACTTAATGTATTCTATAAAGAAGCTATTGCTGATAATCTTTATAATAAAATACAACAAGAAAAGTATAACCAAGTCCAAAGAAACCGAGGAACAACAATTGCAACAGGAGCTAACTCCAGAGGTTTAAATACAGGTAGGTTAGAAAATACACCAACACTTAAAGCATTAAAAGGAAAATAATATGGCAACAGTTAAAAATGATAGAGTAGGGTTTCCAAGCATGTACAGAGCTACATATGAAAGAGGGTGGGAGCTAAAAAATACAGGATATGATTATGGCTTAAACTTATTAAGAAATAATATGTCTTCATATATGTTTAGAAATAGACACCTACGTTCTTTCTTAGAAGATTATCTTAGCCCTATTATGGTATTTTATATTAACCGTGTAAAATATTTGAGAATTTATTTTAACTTTGCTGTACCTAAGTGGTATCAAAAAATAAATTAAGAGACGGTGACTAATAACTGGAAACATTTATATTTCTTTGATAAGCAAGGAAAGAATTACAATATGAAGTATGACGATACTGCTGATAAGTGGTATGGTGATATATTTCTTCCTGAGGTTTCTATTGATTTATTTGAAGTAGGTCAAATTTTTGTTTTGCAAAAAATGATAAATGCTACAACTGGTGCATTTGAGTTTGGCTTTCCACATGACTATGTAGACGGTTCAACAGCAGATCCTACTGGTAAGGGTGGATGTGGTTGGGAGGTTGAATGGAAAACTAATACGCCAAAAGAAATATTTCTTTTTCAATTTGACAAGAATTTTGATACAGGTACTCAATCGGCATTAGTACAAGAACCTGATGGTCCACCTTTAGTTAAAGTTGATAAACTTTTTGTTCCACTAGATTTTGATGATAGCCAAAAAGTTAATGGTGAAGGTTATATTATTACCGATGATATTAGATCATTGGCATTACAAGTAAATATTACCTTTTCATCAAGCCAAGAAAATACTTACAAGAGAACTTTAATCATTACAGATAAATGTACAAATACTGTTGTGGCAGAATTTACTGTATATGCCGAAAGTATTGAAGAAGATGAAAGACTTAGAGTCATGACTCAAAACATGGGATATAGTGTTATTGCTTCAGACAGTACTGTATTTAGAGACACTAATTTAAAAGAGGCTTTACCTGATTATGTAGAAATTAATACCAAGAGAAAAGAGATAATGATGGAAGGTAGTAATATTTACCCTTTTATTGGTTCTTATAAAGGTTTAATAAATGCAATTAAGTTTTTTGGTTATGATAATTTAAAGCTTAAAGAGTTTTGGAAAAATGTAAATGGTAATTCTCCACAATTTGGAAATTATATTCAAAGTAATGCTATAGATTTATTTTCTCCTACGGTACAGTTTGATGATAAGAGTATAACTTTACCTAATAAAAACTTTAGAAAAACAAGCATGTTTGAACTTATCTATAGAATTAACAGGATTGTACCTGATAGTTTTACTGATGAGGATTTGCCTAAGACTGAAGAGTTACAAGATTTTACTATTGAAGAAATCTTAATTAAGTTATTTGGTCTTAAAAGAAAATTAGAAAATGAATACCTTCCACTTAACGCTCATATTAAAGGGATTACTGCTGAGGCAGATTTTTTCGGTTTATTAGAAGTAACAAATACAATAAGCAGAAATGATACAAATACAATTAGAGCAGGTTTAAAGGCTGACTTTGATGTTAATCCTAAAGCATGTACTTATTTAGAAGATCTTAGAATTTTTAATGAATTTTGTTTAAAAGAAGGTGCTATAGTTGGGAAAGCTATTATTGAATCATGTAATGCTTATATTAATCCATTAAGGGCTGGTACACAAGCAGTCGGATCTAACATGGTTATTGATTATGTACCTGGACAAGTTTTACCACCCCCACCAATAGGCCCAGATACAAACAGTGTACTAGGAGCATTAGAGAGTGGGGAAAATGTTACGGTGTCAGATATCGCTGGAGTATTTCTAGCTTATTTTGCAAGATATGCACCAGATTTAGATAGAACACAAGCTGACTTTGTACCTGGTGAATCTTCAAAATCATTACCTGATAAACCTGGTGTTCCAAGTGGCGCTATTATAACTTTAAATAATACAAGCACAGCAGGTATTACTTGGGATAATGTAAATAGCACATGGGATCAATTAAGTAATGCAAATGATTTCTTTACTTTTGATTTTAATATACAGGCTCCTAATGTAGGTGACATTTATCAATTAACAGATTCAGTTACAGGAAGTAGTGTATCACATACAGTATTAGCAACTGATACTGTTCAAACTATAACAACTTCTTTGTATGATCAAATTGTATTATTAAAAAATACTCAGACTGACCCATGGCTCTGGTTTGATTGGTCTCAAATAGACAATGTAATTGGGCCAGCAATAAGATGTTATGGTAATGATGTAAACCGATTTGTACCTTCTGTTATTTTAGCAAATTCAAATAATGGTGGGCAGTTTACATTTATTCAACAGCCTGGTGAAACTTTATATACATGGGATGGTATTAATTATGGAAATATTGCAGAAATAGAATGGACTATTTATAAAGATGAAACTCCTGGCATTTCTCCACCATACTTTTTTACAATAAGAGGACCTATTGCAAAGTATAATACATTGCCTATAGTGTTACCTTATGTAGGTGACTATTCAGTAGAGATGAAGCTATTTGATATGTATAATAACATTTCATCTATTGTAAAGATGGAAGAAATTTGCGTAGATTCAAAAGAGGTTGAATATTCTGGATGGTATCAAGCTAGAAAATCTACCTATACATGGGATGCTGAAGGAAAATATAAATGGAATGATTATGGCTCATTGTGGAATTTACCCATAGAGCCTTCTGTTACATGGGATGAAGAAACTCCAAGCTTATATGAATCTTTAGATAGAGTTAATGCAATTCTTAATAATTTTGGAATAGGAACTAATACAGATTTTCAAATTAGAAACTTTCAAGATGGAGGTAAAGCTAGTTTTAGTGGACCATATCAGTGGAAGAATTTAAATGATAGAAGTTGTACATGGGATAATGGTTTTCACTTATGGTGGGATATGACTGCTACTACAGGTGACACTCCTGCATTTTTTCAATTCAGTACAGTTGTTCCAAATAGTTATTTAAAAATTGTAGATAGGTATGGGACAGCAGGCCAAGAATACTTTGATTTTTCTGTAACTACTTTAGGTGATGCCGTGGATATTTTAAATGTAAGTACTAATCCTATTATAAATAAGTATGTTTATAACTTAGTAATGAATGCAGCCAGTAGTGAAATATTTGTGCAAGCAGTTGCTAGATATTATGGACACTTTGGAGACTTCACATCAGTTGATATGGTTGATGTAGATGGAATTAGAATATGTGCTGATGGTACAGGGAATGCAACTGATTATGTTGGTGGCCCATTAGAGGAAACAGTTTTATATCCTCCATTTGATAGATCATTGGCAATTAATGGTGTTACATTATTAGGGTTACCTGAATTAGGTGGTACTGAAAAAGTATCAGATGAATTTATAAAAAAGGTAGCGCGAGTATATGAAATGATATTAGACCCTGACGGTCCTAATATTAATTATAATAAACAAGCAGCAGTATTGCAATCATTACAATCTAAGAAAACTATTCAGAGAATAGGATATGAAGGTATGGGTGCTTATTTTCCACCGTTAGAGTCTTATGCTGGCTGGGATCAAACTAATGATGATAATGCTAATGTTGATTTTATTTGGGAATTAGATGGTGTTACTCCACAGGATAAAATAACTGAAGTATTAGAACATGCTTTACATACTATAACTACATTCGGTTTACCTGGTGCATATCCTAATGTATTTAATCAAACATCTCCATACGGACCAACTTATAACGCAATGTCAGAAGCAATTAATAATGGAGTTTTTGATATCTCAGGATATACACAACAACCTGGCGAAAGTAATGATGAATTTAATGCCTTATTAATGAGGGAGTATTTATACTTATTAATTTATTCTGAATGGGGATTTGTTGCTCCTTATATAAGCGGTGGATCTTTATCTCCGGAATGGACTCCTATTACTGCTACTGATGTAGAAGATCAAAACCCATTAGGGCATTCTTTATATACAACATATATTCAAACATTATTAGCAAAACCTAATACAGATATTTTAGATAGTATGTTTGCTACAGGTGGCTTGTCCGGATATATACCATTTGAAGATAATCCAATTGGTGGAAACATTGATTGTTTAAGTAGAATTTATAAAAGTAGTCAAAGTATTTCTAATAACCCAACTTGGAATACTGCTAAGTTTATTAATGACGGAAAAGTATTACCTCCAATGACATGGGCTATGTTTGTATATGACAAATGTAGAATAGTAGGGAAGGATGAACCTAAATGGACCATCACTAATACTACTAACTCATCAGCGGCTGATATATATTTCAACAGTAAGTATCTAACATATCTTTTTAAAGACCCAGGAAAGTATGTGATAACATTAGAACTTATCGATAGTAATGGGAATAAATATAAAAAGGATAGAAATATCTTAAATATAAAACAAATAAAATAAAATGGCAATTAGCGTAACCGAAATTTTAGGAACTGATTCTTTATCAGGATCAAGACTTGTAATTAACGATAATTTTAATGTTCTCTCCAGTGAGATTAATGCAATGGAAGTTTACTTTGCACCATCTGCTGGTACCATAACTAATTTAGCAAATGTTTCAACTGAAGCATTAAGAGTTGGATTGAGTACAATATTATTAGATGTAAATGCAAGTACATTTGATATTTTAACCAATGTTAAGATGACAGGAAATTTAAATATGTCTGGTGCAGGTGTATTTAGAAATGATGTTAACCCAGTTACTTTAGATGATACTGGCCAGGCAATGCCGGCTACTATCAGCGTAGGAACTACAACAGCAATTCCTCCATACACAATTAACAGAGTCGGAAATTCAGATGTAGCAAACACATTAACATTATCATTGTTTAATGGAAGTATAGGACAAGAAATTTTCTTTGTGTATACTACAGGAAGTGGATTAGTAACAATTAATGGTGTATCAAATAATATGGTATTACCTGGTGCTGCACAGACAAACCTTAACTTAAATGGTATAGGACAAACTGTACACTTACTATGCGTTGACAACGGATCAGGTGTTGGTGTTTGGTATATTGCAGGTGGTACAGGATATACAACAAGTTAATAATTAAAGATAAAGAATATACATGGCAACAACGCCCTTAATAAAGACACCCCAGGCAGATGGTGGAACTTTTTACACGTTCTCATCAGCAGCAAAAGACTTATCTAGGACTCTCAATAATGATGATCTTAAATTAGTCTTTTCAAAGTTTGTGCTTCTTAATCTACCAGATTTTGATAGATTAGATCCAACAACATTTAGTCAGTATGAAAACTATATGCAGTTTGATACTATTGATGGTGCTATATGGAGCGGCGGTTTAAAAGGTGATCCTAATGTTAACTTTACTGAAAGTCTTCAGAATTATGCGCTAAATTTAGAAGAATTAATTATTAGTGATGTTAATTATGATAACACTACAAACCTATCTGTAACGGAAAGAGTATTCTTTAAGTGGTTAAAGGAAACTGGAGCTATGAGGTTCCGTGAAGCTAATGCTTTAGAGCAAGTTAGTGGTTTAACTTCTCCAAGATTTGTTGAGGAAGATGAAATAACCTCAGGTACTCGACAGTACAGAAGAGTAGTCAGATATATTGGTGAAATTGATATTGTAAATAATGTAGATAAAGCCGGAGAAGCTTATACAGAATTATATATTAATGTACCAACGGAAGTGGGTAGAACGCCTACAATCCTCTTTGAATCTATCTCTGATGCAAACTATCAACCTAACCTTAAGATTCAAGGTAAAGATGAATTTATTTTAGGCCGTAATGCTGCAACTATACATCCACAAGGATTAGATATTACAGCATTCTATGATTATGACCAACCTTTACAAGGTCCTGGTCCAGCAGGTTATACAGATCCTAATGCAAATTGGATGGATGAAACAACTCCTCCGTCTACAGTTGATGCTTACTTTACTGAGCCTACAACTTTTACAAGTGTATTGAATGCTAATATTAGAAAATATCCTGCTGATTATAATAACCCTCCAGGTTATTCTGGTTCTGCTTATGTAAGAAGTGAATTAGATGGAATTAGTATTGATTTTAATCCTAATGACTATCAGCAGATTGCTACTGATTCAACTATAAGTACTATTCCACAATTTAATGGAATTGACTTAGCTGAGTCTTTTGAATTTAATGCAGTGCTGGTTTATTATGATATGGTTGATTTAAGTAATAGTGATAATACTACAACCAATCTTTATGGACTTTTATTATTGGATAATGTTACTCCTACAACTGATGGGGGTTACATTCAAAGATATCCAAAGTTTAAACCTAATCTTACGACTGGACAAAACGGTAATAGCTATGGGTTTAAAATTAATTTAAGATTTGATGCTTCTCCTGGTACAGCTGGGATTGACACAATAGTAAATGATTATAATACTTTCTCTATGGGATTATTCTCAGATGCATCTGCTCAATTGCAATCATCTGCTCAAATATTCCAAAGACAGCAAATAGAAATAGCTAATCTTGAACTCAGATTAGCAGCAGTAGAAAATACTTTAAACTCTGTTAGTACATCTGCATTTTTACAAAGCCAAATTAATAATTTACAAACACAATTAGATAATGCTTCATTAGCATTTGCAAGTAGTACTACATTATTGGATTTGATTGCCAAGAATGCTGATGAAATTCAAATGTTGGCAAATGGCGATGTTTCTCAAACATTACAATATAATACGGAAGTGGTTAGACAAGGTAACGGGATCTCAGTAAATACAAATACACCAAACCAAATTCATATTGAGAATGTTGTACAAGAATATAGATTTATGGCACCAGTTGATTCTAGTGATTTAGCTATAGATGCAACTAATCCTTTAAATCTAAATGTAGTTGACCCAAGAGCATTTGTAGAATTACAAACATTTACAAATATGCTTAGATTAGATACGATTAATCAAGCAGGTGGTGATTTAGAAATATTCATTGATGATACAGATATCCAATGGAGAACTGGACAAACTGTTAGATTAACATTTAATAATGCTCCTCTTATGGGATCCAGAAATATAAGAATATATACCGATTCACCGAGCCGATTAAATAATGGCTCTTATGGTAGATTGGCTGCAACTATTCCTAATGCTGATTTAAGCACCTTACCGATTATTGATTTAATCTGTTTAGAACAAGGTGTGTTAAATTTCACTTACGATATAGTCAAATAAATAATAAAATTGAAACCTAGATAATGGCTGAAAATAATTCGATACAAACTTTACTCCCAGAACTGTTAAGACTGTTTAACAATTCGCTAGAGAGCTTTGAGAAAGTGAATCAAGCTATTACATCAAGCCGAGAGTCGGTTACTGTTAATATACAAAATAATGATGGAACTAATTCTAGGATTACTATTCCAAGCTTTGGCTTTTTAAAGAATTCAGTTGATAGATTAAATAGTAACATTAATACTATTACAAATTTTAATGACTCTAATAGCTCTATAAGATTACCTGATGGTACATTTAGAAAATTAGTTTTAGCAAAGTTACCTACAGAAGCAAATGATTTAACTGCTTTAAATTCTATTAGTGAATTTGACATTAAGCCTAATTGGTTTTTTGAAGAATTAATTAATCCTTTACTTTACGTTTCATTTGATCTTACTGGGCAAGTTCCTATTGATACTGAAAGAGCAATAATTCAAAGATTTATTTTAGACACAAATACACAAAGTAAAATAAACTTTTTTGAAAACAGATATAACGGAAGTTCTGAAATTGATTATGATGATTTTTTACAAGAGATTGTTGAAAAGAATATCTCTTATGTATTAGATGAAGCCGTAGTTGATTTGCCTCCTAGAGAAAAAAGATTTTCTGGTAACTTTAGTGTAATAAGAATAGGGGAAGAGTCTGTAACAGAAACAGTAAATGGAGTTGAGCAAACAACTGTACAAAAACTTTATAAACTTAATAAGATTTTTTATACTGATTCTGAGGCCGATTTTGCAGATACGGTTCAATTAAAGGTTGGTGATAGTTTAGAAGTTATTTCAGACCCTGTTGATACAAGATATACTGTAACACAAATTGATTCAAGTACTAACTCAGTTATAGTAAGATTACAAGAAGGATCTAAACCAATTACAATTGGAGCCGATGTTTTAAAAATAGGATCAAACTTAAATGATTTAGTTGAAGTCCAAGTTACTGTTGGTTTTAATGAAAGATGTGTTACATTTATTAAACCTATTGATCCAGATTCAAAAATACCTTCAGTTAACTGGTCTCCAGGTAGTGGTTTTTATACTAATGATTTGACTACTATTAATGCAGCAGGTACACAACAAACATTAGCAGATTATTACCAGCAAAATGCAGTTGACTTTGGTAGGTATCTTTTATCATTTGCAGAGGATAAGATCCCAACAAGTAGAGAAGGTCTAACTCCAAATGCTCCAGTTTTAAATTCTGATGATTTTTCTGTAACTTTAATAAATGGACAAATTAGTAATTCTGATGCTATAGTTCAGCTTAAAGATTTAAATAATCAAAAGAATACTATCCAATCTACATTATCTGAATTGGATGTGGCTATAGCACAAAGTAGAACTAAGATACAAACAACCAATTATAAAACTGAGGTTGAGAGAGATGCTGATAAGAATGCTTTACAAGGTCTTATAACTGAGAGAGCATCACAAGCTAAACTATATGCATCTGTTGTTACTGAAATAGATTCTTTTGCATCAGATAATTCTGTTAGTAGTATAACACCTAAATATAGAGTAAGAGGTTTTTGGGCAATGCCTGAAGAAAAATCTGCTCCTGATACAGGCTTACAAGATATTGTTAAATTTAAATATCGCTACAGATATCTTTCTGCTGATGGTGCAGCAAACCCAGTTGACCAATTTGCATTTACTGATGGTAGTGGAACAAGCCAAGGTGCATTTTCAAATTATATAATTGTAGATACTGTATTAAGACCAAGAACAAAAAATTCTATAACTGGCTTATATGAATGGACACCTATTGATGATGATAATGCAGACTCGGTTAATATTAATCAATTGGATATTCCAATTAGAAAAGGTGAACAAGTAGAAATACAAGTTAAATCAATATCCGAAGCAGGTTGGCCATCTAATCCATTAGAGAGTGAATGGAGCCCAGCAATTAGAGTTGAATTTCCAGCAAACTTAAGCTCAGATAGTGCTCTTGAATCTATATTAGCTCAGAACCAAGAAGATTTAGCAAAGGTTGCATTAGAAGAAGATTTAGAAGCCAAAGGAATTAATACTCATTTAAGTAGTTCTTTTACTGCTAATGAAACTTATTTTGCTCATTCTACTCCAGTTATTGCATCCGGCTTTTTATCAGAAAACCAAACACCGATTGATTTATTTACTAAGTTAAATGAAATGCAAAATCAATTAGACTTGTTTGCTGAAATATTAAATGATGCACAAGGTGAATTAACTACCGTGTTAGTTGATGATGCTGGAAATACTTACCCATTAAGAAGAAATTCAGTAACTAAAATATTTGCTGGATTTTATGGACAAGAAGTTAAAGGTCTTGATGATCCTAGAGGTGCAGTTGTATCTAAGACTTATTTTATTCAAATTGGAAACCGCTCACAAACTACATTACAGCTAGTTTCAAGAGTTGCAGGTAGTAGAAAAAGAATGGTAAAACAATCCGAAAATCCTGCTTCATATTCTGCTGTGCCTGTTAATGTTGGTGCAATTGATAGTGGGGCTACTATTTTACCTGCAACATATTCATGGTTAGATAACAGTGCAGCAAACCAATCAAACGGTAGGGCTACATATAGAACAGATGATTCCGATTATAATACGGTTAGAAAATATGATCTTACTCCAATTTTATTGACAAACCCGGATGTAACTGCAACTACAAAATACGGACAGATGGTTTCGTTACCACCTTTCCAATCAACTCAGAATAGAGGTCAATTTATTTACAGTAGATTTAGTGATGTATCTAATGATAATACTTTTTATAATTATGAAAACCCAGATGGAGATTTTACTATTAATTTAGATACAGCTGAAAACTTTTATAATGGCCTTAATAACACTGGTGTTAGTAGTCCTACGACCGAGTTTATTTGGGGCGGTGGGTTTGACACTAATGGTTTGCCTACAACAGCACCAAACTTTCCAGGTGGCAATTCTGATGTAGTAACAGTTTCAATTGCCCACCCGTACTTAACTAATTATACAGCATATAAAGATGCTTATATAGCTTTAACTGGAGATATAACTACTTTACCTGATCCATTGCCGGCTGCAGGTATTGATTGCTCGTCTGCAGGTAATGGCACTGGTGCAGTTTTGTTTAGAAATTCTAAATTTGCTCCATTAAAATCTACTGAATCTAAAGGTTTACAGCAGAATATTTATTTAAATGAAAATGTTACTGATTTGACTACATTTGCTGCAACATATTCTCCAATAGTTAACTTTGCTACAGGACAAGCTCTACAAGCTAGCCCGTCATTAAATAATATACCTGCTATTGCAGCATTACCTGGTGGATATTCTAGAAATACAAAAACATCATTTGATGGATTTGATCAATTCTTAATAGGAAAGCAAACGTGTGGATCATACTTATTTATATCATCTGATAATCATGAAAATATTCAAGTTGATGGCGATGCAAATCAGTCTAGAAAACCTGTTCCTTTTGGTCAACAAAATGAAGTAAGCATACCTTTAGTCTTTCAATATAGAATGACAGATTACTTTGGTGTAACAACGGGTACAGGCTTAGGTAATATTGGAGGGGATCCTACTGGATCAACAGTTAATTTAACTTATGCTAAGAGAATAGGTTTTGATTTAAATCCTCAAAATTCTGATACAGTACAATTTGATATTGAAATTTCTGCTAAGTACAGATCGGATAGATTAAGTATTGATAATTTCCCTAAAGCAACAGTAACTAAAAGCTTGGTTGATTTAGAAAAGGTTGTTGCAGGATTAAGACCTTCTTTAAATCAGACTCAGGTTCAAAGATCAATTGCTCTTACTAATGTAGACGGAGGGTTCGGACCGTTAACTCAGTAACAGTCTTAGTTTATTTTTAACTTTATCTTTGGTGAATAAATAAAAAAAGTGAAAGATAAATGGCTGAACAACTGCTTGATAAAGCGTCATATAGTTTAATTAGAACAAATCCTAAATTAACTGGTAATGTTAAAGTAGTATCTGATGGTACTAATATTTACTTGGAATCATTTAGTGCTAATACTAGACTATCATCTCAGAAATTTAAAGCATTTAAAGTTGATGGTACGAGTACCTATGACCAGGATGTTTTTAGATTTTTTGATTTTGGTAAATTCCCAGCAGAAGCTGCATATGAGGTATTCCAAGAATATGAGAATACAGCAGTTCTTTCTAATTATGGTAATCAGTATGAGATGTTTTATTGTGCAGGGACTAGATCAGTTGCATCTGAAACTTATCCTGAGAGTTTAGGAACATTGGCACCGCTTTGGTTAAATGAACAAATACCTTCGGCTTTTGTTATTTTTAGATTAGATGATCCATCTGCCGTTAATAATTATAGGGCATTAACACAAAATGAAAATTCTATTGATGCACAAACTTCAGAAAATTTTACTAAGCAAGTATTAGAAAATTGTACTGCAATTAAAACTTTTGATTTAACTGAAGGTACTGCATTAGGTTCTTATATTAGAAATTATAGAAACCAAGAAACATTTCCAGAAGTTCCTCTTAATATTACATGGAGAAAAGATGAGCCAATATTGTGGAATGGAATTTCTTACAAGTATGGTGGCTTTACAAGCTCGGGTAGTTTTGCTTATGAAGATTTAGTTACTAAGGATGGGACCATAATGGAAGATGATTATTTATTTACGCAAGGCTTCCAGAATAATAGCATCTTATTAGCTAATTTATTAAACTTGGAGTTTTTATTTGATGATCCTACTGCCGAGGAATATTCTATTAACAGATATTTTGGAATGTATGTTAATGAAGTTGAAGAAGGTACATTTGATATTTCAGGAGAAGGGTTTTATAAAAATACTGAAAAAACTCAGTTGCCTAAAATAACTACAATAACTGAAGTCTCACAAGATCTTAATACACCATTTGAAATAACTAATGACCAAGGTATACTTTTATTTTTAGATCCAACAAAAACTACTGCTGTTACAGGCTTGCCTACACCAGAAAGAGTAGATGAAGTAGAATCTATTTTTTATGTTAAAGATAAAGAAGATAATTTTCATACAATCAAAAAAGGTTCATTATGGAATAAGAATCAAATAAGACTATTTGATACTAAGGTTGATGTTTCTTTATTTGCTGGTTATAAAGAACCAGATACATTTGCAAATGCTAGTATTCTAAGTAGTGCAGGATATGCACAGATGTATATAGAAGTTTTAGATAATATACAAGATGGTGTTGGAATTGCATTTTATGATGGTGCCGAGTTAAGTGGAGAAATATTTGCAAATTCAACATTAGCACCTATACCAGGTAAAGCTTTTGAAAGATTTTTTAATCCTAATGGAACTACACAAGAAATTGCACGATCAATAACTTCTGCTATAAACAAAGGAATAGATGAAAACGTTAGATTTTTTACTGCATCATATAATGATAGCACTGTTTATATTAAATCACGATTTAGTGGATCAAGATTTAATCAATTAAATTTTAAAATTAATGTAGATTATCCAGAAATTTTTGATCAAATTAAAACTTATCCAGAAACTAATGAAATTACACCAGGTGCTAATTTTGTTGGTGGTAATAATACTAAGAATAGTTTACTTAAAGTTGAAAAAGGTGATCAAGATAGATTTATAAAAGGAAACTTTGTACAGACTAAAGGTGGCTTTACTGAAATAGGTGATTGGGTCCCTTATACACAAGAACCTATATTTGACGGTTTTGATACCATTATAGGTTATAAGGATATTGATAAATATGTAATCATAACATGCGATGATAATCAGATTATGGTGACTAGGAGTAATCAAGTTGCTCTTTATTCAGATTATAAGCCTTCATTTGGTAGATTTTCATTTTTTGATGTTAAAGATTTTGATGTTGATTTTTATAGTACTCTTTATAGCCAAGAAGGTGAATTAAGCTTTGAGTATGCTCAGTATAATCAATCTATAGAAGGTAGTAATCCACCGTCTTACGTAGGAATAAGCCAAAATCCAGAAATACGAAACTTTTATGATAACGGTGGGTTCTATAATTTAGTTGGATTGTTAAACAATGCAGAAGATCAAAACCCTGATGATGAATATATCCAAAGCGAATACATTAGATTAGAAGAAAACTTTTTAACTTCACAGGCTGCAATATCTAGAATAGTTCCTTATATAAATAAATGGGCGTGGATTAATGATGGTAAAGATGTAAGAAATCATCCTTATAGGTTGGACACAAGTTTAGCTTTTGGTTTAAATAATTTTGCGCCATCTAAATATGATAAAGTACAAGAGGCTAGTGGATTTACACATGAGTGGTATTACTTATCTGAATTCCCTACATATTTTACAAAAGATGCAATTGAAAATTCATGGAGTTATATAGATAAAGCTCCTGTTGATAATACACCAGAAAATTTAATTACTGGGCAGATTTTTGTACCAGGTACATTCCAAAATATTAATAAGAATTATTTTGATGATTATTTTATTATAGAAAAATTTACTACTGGTGGAATTACTGAAATAGATAGACAATTAAGATATGGTAGATTTAGCGGTGGTGACGATCAAAATTTTTCTGAGGCGTTTTTAAGAGGTGTTAGGATAATTGCTAAAGAGAAAGCAATAGGAAGCGAAAAGCCTGATTTTAATGCACAGTCATTAAGCTATATAACAAATGGCAATTTTAATGATTATAGATTTTCTGCTATCTTAGTTCCTAATTTAAATGGTACACCTAATAGTCAAATTAAGTTTATAAAAAATGATAAGTGGAAAACTATTGTTATGCTTATTTCAATAGAATATGCATATACATGCTCCTCTTATACAAATCCTAACTCTATAGATAGGACTACTTTGTATTCTTTAAATAGTTCGTTTAATGTAAACTCAGATTGTGAGCCTATTAAAATAGGTGATAGTTTTGATTATACTGATGGAATCTTAAAAGGTGCAATAAGCTTTAATCAATCAATGTTAAACCCAGGAACACAACTATACACTATTATTGGCCAACCTAATCAAGATGGCCAGCTTCCTGATTTTTTAAATGATATTAGAATATTAGAAAATGGTACTTATGGCCAAATTCAGTTTACAGTAGGTGGTATAAATTATGTATGCGATGGTATTACTGAGGTTGTTAGTTCTAATGAATTTACGTGTAGCATAGTTTCTGCAAATGGAGTACCAGGTGTTATCTTACCTACACCTAGTCCTAGTAGTTCACAATTAACACAAGCCACTTATACAATTAAAGATAGTGGATATTTTGAATTTATTAATAGATTAAATGCAGTTGGCTTTGGTGAAATATTTGATGCTGTTAATGAAGGTAATCCTAATATTATTTATGAGACAATTAATGTTGATGGTACACAAGTAAAAAATTCTGATGGTACATTAGCACAAACTTTTAGTATCACACTAAGAGCACAGTCTGATATACTTAAATCTGTTTATGTAGGCGTTTTACCAGATCCTGCTAAACCAACTGAGTTTAACTTAACTGATGTTATAGGTTATGATTTATCTTTACAGCCTGATCCTAATGTAACTCCTATTGCTAGACATGCTGGATATTATTCACCTTATGCATTGCCTTTACTTTTCTTTAGAGATCCTTATATGAATATAGATTTTAATGAAGATGTTACTGGTGGAAATACAGGATCTACTAACATCCCAGACGCTGAATATAAATTAAAGGTATTAGAATTATGTAAATATAAAAATACTCAATTTCATAGTCAAGATTTAAGATTTGGGC